GTGGGCTTCGGCCCCTGATCCAGGTGAAGGCCGAGACGTTCGGTCACGATGCGACGCAGCCTAACGCGCTGGTCGTGCGCGCGCACGACGCCGAAGGCAAGCCCACCGGCTTCATCGACTTCGACGTGCGCAAAGACGGCGTGTTGACCGCAGCCAACACCCAGGTCAAGCCTGAATACCGCGGCCGCGGCCTGGCCGAGGCGCTGTACCGCGCCGCGCGCGACGCCGGCTACGACATCGCGCCGGGCCAGGTGCAGACCGACAAGGGTCTGAAGATGGTCGAAGCGCTGCAGGCTAAGGGCGTGATCAACCGCGAGGCGATCGGCCAGCGGTTTCGCGCGGGCGACCTGGAGCTGGCGCAGGACGCGCGCGGCACCTACAGCCCGGCGACCAACACGATCACCGCGCTGCACAACGCCGACCTGTCGACCTACCTGCACGAGCTGGGCCACCACTTCCTGGAGACCTACGCCCGGCTGGCGGCCGAACCCGGCGCGCCGGCCGACATCGTGGCCGACGTCGCCAAGCTGCTGCCCGAGGGCGTGTCGGCCGCCGACTGGCTCAAAGGCTCGCTGGACGAGCGCCGCGACGTGCACGAGAACTTCGCGCGCGGCTTCGAGCGCTACCTTATGGAAGGCAAGGCGCCCACGCCCGAGCTGCAAAGCCTGTTCGGGCGTTTCCGCGCGTGGCTGGTGCAGGTCTACAAGTCGCTGTCGGCGCTGCGCGTGCAACTCAGCCCCGAAGTGCGCGGCGTCATGGATCGCATGCTGGCCAGCCAGACCGAGATAGAGCAAGCGCAGAAGGTGCGCGGCATGGAGGCGATGTTTGCCACCAAGCCCGAGGGCATGAGCGAAGAGGATTTCAAGCGCTACCAGGAGCTGGGCAACCAGTCGACGGAAGACGCGATCAGCGACCTGCAGGCGCGCGGGTTGCGCGACATGAAGTGGCTGTCCAACGCGAAGTCCAAGGCGATGCGCGAGCTGCAGCGCCAGGCCGAAACCGAGCGCAAGGCGATCCAGGAGGAAGCTGCCAAGGCCTACGACGAGGCGCCGGCCACGCAGGCCAAGGACGCGCTGACCGCCGCGGAGAAAGAGCACGACCAGCACCCGACGTCGGCCGACTTCAACGCGCAGCTGATCGCCGAGCAGCACGGCTTCGAGACGGTCGAAGCGATGCACCGCGCGATCGACGAGCTGGGCGACCGCAAGACGTTCATTCGCGACACGACCGACCAGCGCATGCTCGAAGAGCATGGCGACCTGGTCGACCCGCGCAGCGTCGAGCGCGCGGCCGAAGCCGCGGTGCACAACGCCGCGCGCACGCGCTTCATCGCCACCGAGCTGAAGGGCCTGGCCAAGGCCACCGGCAGCGCCGGGCTGCTGGCCAAGGCCGCGCGCGCCGCAGCCGACAGCGCCATCGCGGGCAAGCGCGTGCGCGACCTGCGGCCCGACCAGTACAGCGCCGCCGAGGCGCGCGCCGCCAAGGCGTCGGCCAAAGCATTCCTGAAAGGCGACACGCAAGAAGCCGCGATCCAGAAGCGCGCGCAGCTGCTGTCCAACGCGCTGGCGCGCAGCGCCGTCGAAGCAGCGCAGGACATCGCCAAGTCGGTCGAGTACCTCAAGCGTTTCGACAAGGCGTCGGTGCGCGACCGCATCGACGTCGAGTACCGCGACCAGATCGACGCCATCCTGGCCAAGCACGACCTGCGCACCAGCGTCAGCAACCGCGAGCTGAACACGCGCAAGTCGATCCGCGAATGGGTCGAAGAGCAGCAGGCGCTGGGCAACGAGCCGATGGTGCCGCAAGACATCGTCGACGAAGCCAACACGACCCACTACAAGGACATGACCGTGGAGTCATTCCGCGGCCTGGTCGACGCGGTCAAGTCCATCGAGCACCTGGGCAAAGAGGTGCAGAAGATCCGCGACGGCAACGACGCGCGCGACTTCCGCGCCGTGGTCGACGAAGCGGTCGCGCACATGGCCACGCTGCCCCAGCGCACGCCCGAAACCAACCGCGGACTGTCGTCGATCAGCGAAAAGTGGATGAACGCCAAGAGCGCCGGGCGCAACGTCGACTCCACGCTGCTGAAGATGGAGCAGGTGATGGACTGGCTGGACGCGCACGAGTCGACCGGCGTGTTCAACCGTGTCGTGGTGAAGCGCATTGCCGACGCCCAGACCCGCGAGAACGATCTGCGCAAGGAAATGGTGGGCAAACTCAAGGCGCTGGCCGAAGCGCAGCCCAAGGGTTACGGCAGCGACTTCGACAAAAAGCTGACGCTGGACGGCCTGATTGACTCGAAGACCGGCAAGACCCAGATCCTGCTCAAGCGCGAGCTGCTGTCGGCCGCGCTCAACAGCGGCAACGAGTCGAACTACCGCAAGATGCTGGCCGGCGAGAAGTGGAGCGACAAGGCGCTGCAGGCCGCGTTCGACAAGCACATGACGAAGGCCGACTGGGACTACGTGCAGGGGGTGCTGCACGCGGTCAATCACCTGTGGCCCGAGATCGAAGCGATGGAGCGGCGCCTGGGCAACACGGCGCCCACCAAGATCGAAGCGCGCCCGATCGTCACGCCGCACGGCACCTACGAAGGCGGCTACTACCCGGCGGTCTACGACCCGCTGCGCGCCTTCGACGTCGAGCAAAATCGCCAGCGCTCGGCCGGCACCAGCCTGATGGACAACAACTACCAGAAGGCCACGACCAGCAAGGGCCACACCAAGGAACGCGACGAGAACTACGCGCGACCGATCCTGCTGTCGCTGGACGTGATCCCGCGGCACATGACCCAGGTCATTCACGACATCGCCTACCGCGAAGCGTTGATGGACGCCGATCGCTTCCTGGCCGACAAGCGCATCGCCGCCGGCATCGAGGGCACGCTGGGCCGCGAGTATTACAAGCAATTCCGCCCGTGGCTGCAGGCGCTGGCCAACGACAAGGTCTACGACGCGCGCGGCCTGGCGTTCTGGGACAAGGCCGCGCACTGGGCGCGCACCACGACCACCATGGTGGGCCTGGGCTTTCGTCTGTCGACGATGATGATCCACGGCGCGACGGCGGCCAGCAACTCGATCGGCGAGATCGGCGCGCGGTGGATGCTGTCTGGCACCAAGGACGTGCTGGGCACGCCCGCCAAGATGGCCGCAGCCAAGGACTTCATCTTCGAACGCTCGGGTGAAATGCGTCACCGCATGGGCGAGGTCGATCGCGACATCCGCGACCAGCTGCGCGAAATGGAAGCCAAGTCCGCCACGGGTCTGACCAGCGGCGCCAGCGAGGTCTTGCACAGCGCCAAGCGCGCCGCGTTCTACGGCATCGCGATGCTGGACATGGCCAGCGCGATGCCGACCTGGATGGGCGCCTACAACAAGGGGCTGCACGAGGGGCTGAGCGAAGAGCAGGCCGTCTACGCTGCCGACAAGGCGGTGCGCAACGCGCACGGCGGCACCGGCACCAAGGATCTGGCGGCGATCCAGCGCGGCCCCGAGTTCCAGAAATTGTTCACGATGTTCTATAGCTTCTGGAACCACTTCTACAACCGCCAGCGCGACATCGCGCGCACCGCCGCGCAGCTGCCCGGCAAGGTGTCCAGCGGCGACTACGCTGGCGCACGGCGTGATTTCGCCATGGTGCTGGCGCGCTCGTTCTTTTACTTCGTGGCGCCGCAGCTGCTGCACGCCGCGCTCAAGCCGCCGGCCCCGGGCAGCCAGGACGAAGACGAGGGTTGGGTGCACTGGGCCGCCAAAGAGATCGCGCTCGGGCTGTTCTCGGGCGTGCCCGTCGTGCGCGACCTGGCCAACGCCACCAGCACCGGCCGCGACTACAACCCCACACCGGTCGTCTCGATCGTCAAGTCCGCGGCGGCCACCGGCAAGGACGCGCTGGCGGTCGCCCACGGGCAGCCGGCCAGCGACCGCTGGCTGGCGCACGCGGTGCAGACCGCAGGCTATATCTTCGGGCTGCCCACCGGTCAGCTGTCGAACTCGGTGCAATACCTGTGGGACGTCGGCGACGGCAAGCAAGATCCGCAGGGCCTGGCCGACTGGTGGCACGGCCTGAAGGACGGCCACCAGTAGCCTGGGAGCTGTATGCAGATTTTAGTGTGAGCCCCGGAAAATGCCGACCATGCACAGGGCCCACCCATGACCGTCAGCACCACCGTTCGCACCGCCGGCCCCTACCTGGGAAATGGCACGGTCAGCGTCTACGCCTTCGCGTTCAAGATTTTCCTGACGACCGACGTGCTGGTGCAGTTCACCAGCGCCGCGGGCGTGCTGTCCACGGGCGTCCTGGGCACCGATTACTCGGTGTCGATGAACCCAGACCAGAACGCCACGCCGGGCGGCAACATCGTGCTGACCACGCCGCTGGCGTCGGGCGTGACGCTGAACGTCGGCTCGCAGGTGCCGCTGACGCAGCTGGTCGTCTTGACCACGCCGGGCAACTTCTACCCGCAGATCGTCAGCGATGCGCTCGACAAGGTCACGATCCTGATCCAGCAGGCGCTGGGTTCGATCGCTGGCGCGATCCGCGTGCCCGAAGTCGGCGCCGTGCCGGTGCTGCCGGCCGCGGCCGCGCGAGCAAACCAGCTGCTCAGCTTCGACGCCCTGGGCAACCCGATCACCGTGGCGCCCGCCGCGCAATCGGCCACCGCGCTGACGCTGCTGCTGCAGTCGTACCTGAGCGCCGTGGGCGGCACCGGCGCCATCAGCCACAACGACACGCTGGCCTACGCCGCCGGCACCAGCGGCAACAAGCACAAGGACTGGATCTCGCCGACCGACTACCCGTGGCTGGCCGACAAGACTGGCGCCACGGACGCAACGCCCGCCTTCGCCGCGTGCTACGTCTGGTGCAAGGCCAACGGCAAGAAAATGCGCGTCCTGAACGGGACGTACACCCTCAGCACCGCACCCAGCTCGTTCGAATGCCCACGCGACGACGGCAGCTACAGCCCGACGATCGGCGCCGGTGAGACGACGCTGGCGCCCGAGACGGCGGTCAACCTGCCGGCGTCGTGCCTGTTCGACGGCTCCGTCGAGATCGAAGGTGAAAGTTTCGACGGCACGATCATCCAGGGCAACTGGAACGTCACCAGCAGCGCGGTCAACACGTCGCAGGCCGTCGGCTTCGTCTTCGGCGCGTCCAAGGACGGCTACACCACGGTGCGCATGCGCAAGCTGACGCTGCGCAATTTCTTCATCCCGTTCATCGTGCAGGGCGCGCTGTCGCGCTCGGACATCGACATCCGGGTTGACGGCGCGGCCTACGCCGGCCTGATCCAATCGGCCGAGGGCCTGTCCCTCTTCAACGGCCAGCTGAGCCGCTGCTACGCCGGCTACATCATCGGCGGCTGGTGGCTGCAGCGCAACCGCACGACGGGCGCAGCCAACATGCCCAGCAGCTTCGGCGGCGGCTATCCGGCTTCGGATATTTTCCGCGGGTGCTGGGGCGAGAACATCGACTTCGAGCGCATCGAGTGGACGGGCCAGCCCGTCTTCGACGCGCGCGCCGACTCGGTCGATTCGTTCTTCAACACCAACTTTTTCAAGTCCACCAACAGCGCCGTCTACCCGACGGGCCGCGCCACGGTCAACGCGGACGCCAGCTTCACCAGCAGCGCCGGCTACCCGACCTACCGCGGCGTCTTCGGCATGGCAGCGGCGGTCATTTCGCGCAATGGCCGCTACGGCTCGGCGATCCGCTTCGGCAAGATCGTGTCCAGTGGCAACAGCCGGCCGATCGCCTACGTCAACGCCGGCAGCGCCGTGTCGATGCGCAAGTTCTACTGCGAGAATTCGGGCCTGGTGAACCCGAGCGGCGGCACGGCCGGCAACACCATGGGCGTCGCCCGCGTCGACCCGTACCGCGCAGGCACGGTGCTGACGCTGGGCCTGTGGCTGGAATCCGAGGGCGGCGGCGGGTCGTACATCGAAGAAGTCTCCGGCCAGAACAACGCGCCGGGCGTGCCGGCCGTCGACCCCGCGCGCACCTACAACGTGCAGCTGCCGTTGCGGTCGTCCTATGCACCCCAGTTCCTGGCCGGCGCGCAGCTCGGGCCGGACGGCAATCCCGCCTTCACCTATACGTCGGTGTCCTTCACGCCGGGGCTGAACGTGGGTGCCACGGCGCAGGCCGGCGTCGTCGTCGACCGCGCCGTCGCCTACAAGGTGGGTGGCGTCACGCTCTTTTCTCTGCAGCTGTCCAAGGCGTCGCTGACGCTCAGCGGCACGGGCAACGTGACGGTCACCGGCCTGCCCAACGCGCCGAACGGCGGCTTCGTCACGGTCACCTACTTCTCGATGGTGACCAGCACGACGCAGCAGGTCATGGGCTTTTTGAACGGCACGACCATCGAGCTGCACAAGGGTGTCAGCCGCGCCGCGCCGCTGACGCAGGCCGACTTGACCAGCGGGGCGCTGGTGCTGACGGTGGCGGGCGGGATCTTCTGATGAGCGACACGTTGCACCAGGACGCGCTCATGCGCCAGGAGCACGCGGTGCACATCGGTGTTCTGCAAGAGCAAATGCGCAGCGTCATGGCCAGCCTGGCCGACCAGAAGAAAGTCAACGAGGCGCAATCGAAGCAGCTGACCGAGATCCTGGAGAAGTTATCCGAGGCTCGCGGCGGCTGGCGCACGCTGATGCTGCTGGGCGGCGCCGCGGCGTCGTTCGGTGGCGTGGCGACCTGGGCCGCGCAACACCTGACGATGAAGTGACGTCATGGATCTGAAGACCCAACTGGTTCGCGAAGAGGGGCGCCGCAACGTCGTCTACCTCGATTCGCTGGGCGTGGCCACCGTCGGGATCGGCCACGTCGAGCCGGGCCTGTACGTCGGCGAGGTGTGGTCGGACGAGCGGATCGACGCGGCTTTCGAACGCGACGTCGCGACGAAAACCGCCGAGGTCACCGCGGCGCTGCCGTGGTTCGGCCAGCTCAATGAAGCGCGCCAGGCGGTGCTGCTGCAAATGGCTTTCCAAATGGGCACGCACGGCCTGCTGCAGTTCAAGCAGACCCTGGGCGCCGTGCGCGATCAGCGCTGGAGCGACGCCGCCGGCAACATGCTGGCCAGCGTGTGGGCCAAGCAAACCGCGGGGCGTGCGCGGCGACTGGCGCGCCAAATGGAAACCGGAGAGTGGCAATGAACTTCAACTTCAAGACCGCGATCGGCTCGATTGCGCCGATGCTGGCCACGATGTTGGGCGGCCCGCTGGCGGGCACCGCCGTCACCGCGCTGGAAAGCGCGCTGGGCCTGGCGCCAGGCAGCGGCGCCGACGGCGTCACCGCGGCGGTGTCCGCCGGCCTGACGCCCGAGCAGATCGCCGCGGTGCGCGCGGCCGACCAGACGCACGCCGAGCGCCTGAAGCAAATGGACATCGACGTCGAGAAAATGAACATCGACTTTACGGCGGCCATGGTGCACGAGGACAACGCCGACCGCGCCAGCGCGCGCGACCGCGAGATCAAGATCGGCGGCTACACCGTGCCGGCCCTGGCCTGGTTGATCATCGCCGGCTCGCTGGCGCTGACGGCCGCCGTCGTGACCGGCAACGTCACGAAAGACCCCGCGCTGGCCACGATCGTGGGCACCGCGTTGGGTTCGATGTGGTCGGAAGCCAAGCAAGTGCTGGCCTACTACTTCGGCAGCAGCGCCGGCAGCCGGGTCAAGGACGACACGATCGCGTCGCAAGCCAAGGCCGCCTCACAGTAAAATGTGCGTTCCCCGATTCGGGGTTCACGCCTTCTGCAGAGGATCTCCATGACCACTCGTCTGATTGCCTGCGCGCTCGTCGCGGCCACCTTCCCCGCCGAAACCATCGATCCGGGCTTCACCGTCTCGGTGATCGGCACGACCGCCGACGGCGCTGCGTTCAGCGACAGCAAGAGCACGAGCTCGCTGCCCTTCAACTATGACTTCCCGGCCGGCACGTTCCAGGTGATCGTCTCGAAGCTGGGCCAGGCGAGCCAGCCGTCGGCGCCCGAGACGTTCACCGTCCCGACGACGGTCACGATCAGCGTGCCGGACGCGACGCAGGCCGCGACGATCTCGTGATCCGGCGTTGGCTGGAGCGCCTGGCGCTTCGGTTCCTGCACCTGAAGCGGATCGAAGTGCCCGATTGCCGCCGACCGGCAACCCTGCACTGATCAACGGAAAGGCCCCATTCGGGGCCTTTCTCATTGCTGGCAGGGGGTAGAGGGCGAGCAGGTGACGGGCTGCGTCGTTTCGTCCGGCTTGTCGAAGGGGCTGGCGAAGTCGCTGGCGCAGCCCGAGACGGCCCCGAGCGCCAGGCCCAACGCGATCAGGCGCGCCAGATACCACTGGGCCTTGCGCAGCGACTCTTCGCCGCCCTTGTGGCGCTCGCGCCAGGTGTACTTGATCACGTTGCCCTTCAAGAACCCGCGGAACTCCTCGGGCGTCAGCGCGGCCTGGATCGCATCGATGCACTCGATGCCGCCCGCGTTGTACTGCACGGCCTTGTCGATGACGCCGTCGGCCGCGCGCGGCGCTGGCGCGGCGTGCAACGGGCCCCAGCTGTCCAACCAGATCGCGAACCCATGGGGGTCGGTTTCGATGTCGCCCTGGGCCCGGCGAGTGCCTGTCCAGGGGTTGTATAGCCACTCAGGGGCGCGGGCATCGCGCAGCTTCTCAGGCGCGTAGGGTGGCGTCTGTGTGCCAATCCACGGATCGAACACGGCGGGGGGTTGACGGTTTGCCATTACAGCTTCCTTCGTTTCATGTAGTCGAGCAGCAGGTCTTGCACCGCCCGTTTGGAGGTGCGCCGCGCCATCACCACTTCGTCGACGGTCTGGGCCGCCAGCAGGTAGTGGACGAAGACGGGGCGCGGGTGGCCGGCCTGCAGCTGGCGCGTCGGGCCGATGCGTTCGATGATCTGGTCGTGCTGTTCCAAGTCCCACCACTGGCTGAAAAACACCAGGATGTTGCCGCCGTCCTGAAGGTTCAGTCCGTGGCCGGCGGACGCCGGGTGAGCGAATAGAACAGGAATCCGGCCAGCATTCCAATCAGCAGTAGTGCGAGGATCAGCGTCCAGCGCGCGGCCCTTGGGGAAGGCGCGCTGCAGTCTGGCCAGGTCAGACTTGAAGTGGTAGGCCACGAGCACCGGCGCGCCGCCGGCCTCGTTGAGGATCGACTCCAACGCGTCCAGCTTCGCATCGTGCACCTCCACGAACTCGTTGGGCTTGTCGGTGTACAGCGCACCGCTCGCACACTGCAGCAGTTTCATCGACTTCGTCGCGGCGCTGAGCGCCTCGATCTCGTGGCCGTCGATCTCCGTGAAAAATTCCTTCTCCAACGCCTTGTAGTGCTCGCGTGCCCGCGCCGGGATCTCGACCCGGATCACGTTGGTGATCGGATCGTCGATGTCGAACCAGTCCTTCGCATCGATGGTCAGCGAGCAGTCGGCCAGCGCCGCCATGATGCGCGGCTGCGACGATTCGCGGATCAC